GACGCGACTCGGACTGACACGACTGCCCCCGACCTAACCGGACGTGATTACTGAAATAACTTCAAAGTGTCGCCGATTGATACCGTCCCATCATTGACGGCACTTGCAATTTTAGCACGACTCGACGGCGTCGCGAATAATTCAATCGCCTGCAATTGAGCGACCGACGCGATCAATTCCTTAGATTCATTCGGCTGAAGATCGTCGAGCACAACAGCTTTCGACATATCCAGGGCCCGCGTTGCCGCCCGTCGCGATCGTGCAATTCTACCTTTAACGGCGGTAGCAATGCCGGAGCTTCCCAGTCGCTTGAGACCAATGTTGGTCTCACAATCGAACCAAATTCCATCCCTCGCCAGCGTCTTGCGTGCCGTCGTAATCGCACCTTTACATTGCTTGCGAACGTCGCGACCAACAATGCTATTCAGTCGTTCATAAGGCACGACTTCGCCAACGCTGGCCTGCTTTAATTCCGCCTCAATCAACGAGGCTTCCGCACTTCTGACAAATAAGCTCATACTACAGCACCTTTCAAAAAACGCCTCGACTCGCATTGACTAGCGACGACACACCGTGCCGGGTCAATTTCGCTGATGCTTGGCCCTTATCCTGTAGCAGTATTGTCTTACCGTATCAGGCTTGATCGAATGCTTGGCCGCCAATGCTTTCATCTGTTCTTCCGACAGTCTCCAGTTGCAGCCCTGAAAGTCCCTGGAAAGCTCTTCGATTATCTTACTACTGCTCTTTTTTTGAACCGGAAAAAGCATGTCGCCATCAATTCGCACTCCATCACCGAGCATTGAAATCGACCTAGCAGCAACGCTTCTTTTAGCGAGCAGTATGTTTTGATTTTTGGAATATCTTAGAGCCACATGCAAGGGCACGATTCGAGCCACGGCCTCAATGAACTCTTCGCGATTTATGCCATGCGGATGCTGATCTAATATATTCCTGGCACCCATTATCCACCTTCCGAAAGCTTGCAAATCTTGCTGACCGATTCTTTGATCGAGATGATTATCGCCAAGCACTCTTCCGGCTCCACCTGCAACTGCTTGAGATTCTTGCATTCTTCGGCCAAGCCTTTCAGTTCTGTTGCCGCCCTCAGAAATCGTGCTTTATTCGGCCTGTTTGCTCGCCTAATAGCGCGAGGTGCGTTTGCAACCTGCTCATGCCACCCATCGACGGAAACAAGCATTTCCTCTTCATTTTTGCACTTTGCAAGATCGGCCCTTAACGCCCTGATTTGCTCCTGATTGATCTTCAGCGTTCCGGTTTTTTCCATCACATACTCGATCACAGACTCCAGTTTTACCCGCGAAAGCTCGTTCAAGCAGGTGTTATTCCAGGTCGTTTTGACGCCGCAATTGATGCCGATTTGAGTGACCTGCTGTGCTGCTAATTCGTTGCGAACCGGCTCGGTTGATACGTTCAAAAATTCGCAAGCAACACGCAAAGGAACATTCCGCTCGGTAATCAAATCGACAGCCTGCAAAACTCGTTCTCGAAGCGACGTTGACGCTCCATGCCGCGAATTCAATGCTTTGCATAAGATATCAAAATCATGAGCGTCACGCTTTTCGCAAACAATTGCGTCGATTTCTTTTTCATCATGCTTGACCGCTGCTGCTAGGCGGTGATTGCCGCCAGCAACGACATATTTATCACCGAGCGGGACAAGCACGATCATCGGGAAGGCGTCTCCACGTCCCATAGCTGCGGCGTAATTGTCGACAAGTTCGCCGTTGATAGCTTTGGACCTAGCACAGTTTTGCCCCGACCTGACCAGATCAATTGAGTCGATTGATACCGGTTTGATTGAGTGCTTGATCCCCATTTTTTGGAGAACGCTTCGAGCAGTTTCATCTGGAACCCATTTCATTTTAGCACCTTTCAAAAAGCTACTTCATTTGACTTCGTTTATTCGCCACCTCTGACGAATACCGCTTCAGGCATGATTCGCAGCGACTTCGGCACGACTCGCTTTTATGACTTCGACATGTAATGCACATGCCATTCTGACGCAGCGTGCTGATGTCTTTCGAGCCGTACTCCAGACGCCTTTGGCGTCGTAATTCGCTGGCAATTTCGCGAAGTTGCTCCAGTCGTCGCGATGCTCTTTTTCGGATTTTAGCGTCACGATGCCCATCCGCAACTGATTTCGCTAGCCGTAATGCTTCGGCGATCCAAGCCCACACGTCATTGGAGCCGCCGCGAACGCTCGGCGATCTGCCGTGCTTCACGTTTAGCCTCTCTTTCCGCCTTGCGTTTTTCGATCGCCTTTCGCTCTCGATAACGCCTGCTCATTGCGTTTTTTGCAGTGCGGCATGGCTGGCACATTTGCAGCCGATGCACTGATTTTTTGCGACCACAGCGAACACACATGCCGAGCTTAATCAGCATTTCGCGCCGATCAGCGTGATACTGTGCGAGGTCTTCAATCGCCATCAGGCACCTCGCTAACGATTAGCGTTTGTTCTGCGGCTTCCCATGCAGCGGCCTCGGTCTCGTGCCGCTCTGGCGGGTATGTAAAAACATCGCCGTCCGCTTCGTCCGCTCGCTGTGCGATTGCACGCAATTTGCACTTCATTTTCTGCGTTTCGATCAACTCATAGTCGACTAACGCCCTGGCTGAAACAGGATCTTCGGCCATCAAATCAACCTCGAACTGCACCTTATATCGCTTCACTTTATACCTCGACATCTAGCTTTGATTGTTCGCGATTGCGGCGAACACGCCGCAATTCGGCAAGCTGATACTGCTTTTCACCAATAGCCTGCATACAGGCCCGCAATGCGTTTTGCTGCTCAAAGGCAATCTGTTCTTCCAGGATTAACGCCTCGATCCTGGCGAGTGCTAGCTTTGCTTCTTCGAGTGTCATGCTGAATTCCTACTGCACTGGCTTCGGTGTAATACCCAGAACACTCAGTCTAGGCTTGTGTGTTTTGGATTCTTTGTCGATCGCATCCGATCGAACAATTGGAAGCTCTTTAGGAGCTTCAAAGCCAATTGCGACCTTGCCGTTTTTGATTTTCACGCAAGTCACTACCACATTTTCGCCGATGAAGATTCTGTCTTCAGGCTTCATAGAAAGGACCAGCATTTTTCGATCTCCTTATCGTTTCACTGACGGTCGATAGCAGTCCATCTTCGATAAACTGCTAATCTGATAATGGCAATCCGTGCAAATATAGTCGCCGATCGACTTGAAGCTTTTTTTGCAGCGTAAGCACTTACGCTGCTTGCCGCCGCTGCGAAGTGACGCCCAGCCAACGCGGGCTATTTTTGGCATGGGATTCCTTTCGCGTAAAAGTTGGCAACGCCAGCTTCGTCGAAGTCAAGCTTGCCTTCGCCGTTGCACGTTTGGCAGCGTTCGTCGCGAATGTCGTCGACATCGCGAACGAATCCGATCACGCCTTTGCCGTCGCAGGACGGGCACTCCGCCTGCAAAACTCCGTCGTCGCGGCCTGCCGACTCAAGCAGTCGATCAGCCACATTCCGAACGCCGTCGTTGAACGAATCGCCCTGCGATTCGTAAAAGTCGACATGCTTCTGCGGTAGTCGAAGTCCGCAGCGAACCATGCCTTCGGCATACTTCGGCGGGCGGCCTACCTTCTTTTTTACATCAGTCACTCTGCACCTCTTTGACTTCTTTAATCCAGTGAAGTTCGGTGATCGCCGCTTCAAAACAACACTCGGCAGAGCATCCGACGGCGAACGTGCCGAAAGCTCCTTCGTCACCGATTTCAATCCACCGTTTTTCGCCGATACAAATCGGTGATCCGCAGTGCTGGCAGTTGGCCTCTTGGCTTTCGTCCTCGACCCACGAGGACTGCACAACCAGCGGCCAATCGTGCAGGTCTAGTCGTTTTTGCATGGCTCGGCCTTTCTTTAGAGTCAGTCGCGTAGCCTGTTTCTCGGCCTCATCGGCCCATTCAAGCAGGCGCTCCGAAAACTTTCGCGCGGCGTCCAGGGTCATCGTGAATCGCACCGTCTCGCAGTGCTCAACCTGCGACACCCCTGCACCGACGAACTCTGTGTGCCGTCCGTAAACAGCGAGCACTGCCTCTATCTCCGGCTCAATCGCATCTTCAACGAGGCTGTAGCGAATGTTCCTCGCGGTCGAAAACAAAACGCGCATAAAAGCACTCCCAAAAAGTCACTCGCTTAATACTTCGCTCGGCGGTCGTAATCACGCCGAGTTTCGAGCGTGTAACACATCTCGCTGAGCGCATAGAGATCACCGTGCTCCTTTCCGTAGTTGAGCAGGCGGGCAGCTTGTGCCCGATTCGTGGCGTAACATCTCCGATAAATTTTGTCGTCGTCGGTAACCACCAGATACTCTCGTGTCTTAGCCATTTTGCGTTCCTTGTTTTTTTGTTTTTCGTTTCGCTGTCGTGCTTGCGACGGGCAGATTATAATCGGCACCAGTTTCGAACGTCAATAGTTTCGGCAGACAAAATTCAAAGATTCTTCGAAGTCGCTTCAAACCCCGAAAAACAAAGGCAAAAAATGAGACTAATCTATCTAGCGTCACCCTATTCGCACGTTGAATCCGCCGTCCGAGAGGCCCGCTACGCGGAAGTCTGCCACCTAGCAGGCCACTGCCTGCGACGTGGCGTGAACGTCTATTCGCCGATCGCTCATTCGCACGGAATCGCAGTGCGAAGCGACTTAGAATTCGACTGGAAAGCGTGGCAGAAAATCGACGAAGACATGATCCTACGCTGCGACGAACTCTGGGTGGCTACTTCTATTCCCAGCTGGCGGGAATCGGTCGGCGTCGCCGCTGAAATCGAATTCGCACTCTCGCACGAAATCCCCGTCCGATTCGTCGATCAGTTCGGGGCACAGATTACCGTCTGAATCGCGGCGCAAATCGTGATCCGTCCGCAGTCGTGCTGCCGGACTAGCTCAGCCGCCTTTTCCTGTGCCTCTGCGAGCGTCGCAGCCCGCAATAGGCCGCCTCGACCATGATGACGAAAGGCCGCTCGTCATTCATTTCGCGAATTCCGAATAATACCCCAGCGTCTCGACGTCATATAGTGGATGAATTCGTCCTCGATACTTCGGCTCACCCTGCTCCCTCAACATCCCCTCTATTCCGAAGGCCGATCCGTTTCGCGATGCCGTGCCCCACCTGTAAATGTAATGAGGCTTCGACTCGCCTGGAGTAGTATCGACTGGATCGCCCCACCGCTGCCGCATTCTGCCGCCGAAAACGAGATCGAAGCCAATGCCGTTTTCGCCGTTGAAATGCGGATAACCATTGACCGCCAGTGCTGCTGAAAGCTCATAGCTCCAAGCCCCGTGATACCTTCCCGTCGCATTACTGAGATGCACCTTGCCTCGCCCGCAACCGTCGTTCGCATAAATTCGCGACGGTGCTGCCCACGGTTTCTCAGCAGTATCAACCGCGTCAATATGGCACTGAATATGATTCGGCAGATAAACGTCATCGTCTTCAAAAACAACGCAAAGCGTCTCTGCTGTACTCCATCGCTTTTCTAATGCGATGCCGACCGCCATGCGTAGCAGGTTGTCGAATTTCTCGCCCAAAGTTGGGCAGCGTTCTTTCCAAGAGACAATTCGCCATAGTTCGCATGACTCTGGCTGATACTGCCCAGCATCGTCGAAAACGATCAAATGCCGCTCGCAATCAACGACCTGATCTCGCCATTGAGCGAGCGTGTTTGCAACACATCCAGGCCGATTGTACGTCGGGCAAAGCCCTAAAACATGTCTAATCATATTGCACCTTGATCGCTAGACCGAACGTGTCCATACCCACTCGGCGGCAGTATTGAACCTCAAGATCTGCTTCCTTGAAAATGACTTCTAAGCCTTCCGGCCAAACTCGCCAGTAATCACGGTAGTGCCCTTCCCCGTGATAATGGAAGGAATTCGGCACGATGATAAAGATCAATCCGCCCTGCTTAGCGAGTGCTGCGACGTCGTGAATCCAAATCCACGGTTTATCAACATGCTCCATCGTCTGGCCTGAAATCACCACGTCAAATTGACCGACATGATCTTCCGAGTACGGCCAAAGGTGATCGACATTTCGCCCAGGTTCTTTGTCGAATCCGACATACTCCCACGATTCACTTTTGAAAAGCGGTCGGTAGCAACCGTTGACATCAAAACTGCCGACGTCTGCGATTCGTAATTGAGCACTTTTATCAAGACGCTCCTCGATAAAGTTACGCATTAAATCAACGCTCGATGGATGCACCTTTTTCACTCCTTAAGTAGTGTTGCGATTTCGTCGAGGTGCTCGGTCGCTCGCCTGATTTCATCACCGCGAACGTCGAGCATCTTCGCCCTATAATTCAGAGCGTGAGCGAGTAGGTCGGTCCCGACTTCGCAGCATGCTTCCGGGAATCCAGCCCGGCCCCAGTAATTGATACCTTTGCTGGCAAACTGGCCTTGATTCGGCCACACAAACGGAACGCCCATCGCCATCGAGAAGATCGAAAGATGCAGGCTCGCTGTGATCACGCACTTAGCCTGCGATATCAGTGCCAACAGTGCTTCGGGATTGCGATGCTCGCACAGCTTGCCATCGCTTTTGCGTCGCATAAAGCCCCGCGTATCTACCGGAATGCGATGGATGTAATCGCCGACCATTTTCTCTAGCTCGATGTCGTAGACGACGAATTCGCCTTTACGCTCTTTGAGCGTCTTGAGCCAGCGATAACCGTGGCAGTTCGTGAGATAGTCGATATTCGGTCGCTTTAGCAGCACCGTCGAACATGGGACGCACTTCGCGTCTGACCGAAATGGCAAGAGTTGCTGCCGCGAAAACTCATCGCGAACTGTGACGAGCTTATAGTGTTTGAGGTGCTCGAAATTACCTTCGCCGGATGCGACCGAAACGGCGTTCAAAACATGCTGCCCGCCGATATGAAATGGGGCTAAGATCGGATCTTGCATTCCGTTAGGATGCAGTAGCCATCCACCGCCAATAATCGCACTGCCGCTGCCTGACCAGTGCGATTGCGATACCACCGGCACGCCGCGCAACGCCATCTCGTTCTGCATGGTTTGCATGATGGCAATATCGCCAATCGAATCATGCCATGTGCCTGCGGTCAGAAGCTCAATTGCCATTCGGTCGCTCCGTTCGCTCCCAGACTTGCAGGCCGTGATTCGCCTTGTTTTCGTAGGCCAATTTGAATCGCTTGCCGTCTGGCGTTTGCCGCCAATCAGCAATGCCGGCCAACACACCTTTACCAGGTCCGCCGCCTTCGTCCATGTTTGCGAACGGCGGTGAGCAATCATGCAGAACTATCCATCGCGATACGCTTTCGCTATGCCGTGTCAGTTCGTTTCTGACATGCTCCTGAGTATTCAGCGAGTCAATCAGTAGCATTTCGCAGGACTCAATTTGCGGCATCGTCGCCGTATTGAATTGCGGCCCGGCTTTATAAAATAGCTCGGTGCCTTCAGGCTTGAGTCTACGAAGTGCCTCGTTGATCACGCTGGGATTTGTGTCATAGGTCACGACCTTGGCAGGCTTTCCAGCAAGCAACGCTGTCGTTGATACTCCGTCGCGAGTGCCAAATTCGCAGACAGACTTGCATTTGCTGGCAAGCTCTTTGAGTTTCGGTAAGTGCTCGTTGATATCGCTGGGAGTATTGGCCAGCCGTTGAAAACGCTGCTCAAGATTCTCCTCAGTAATCTTGCACGCCTTCGCTGCTTGCTGCTCTGCTTTTTGTTGTTTGGCTTTTTCCTGCATTTGCTCGACGTCGGCTTTCCAGGCTGCATACTCCTCGGCAGCCTTGATACCAGTCGCGTAAATTTGCTCCTTGCGTTCCGGGAAGGCGTCAACCCATGAAGCCAAGAGCCATTCGAACGGCTCGTCAAATCCTGCTGAGACGGCTTCTTTCATAAGATGCACCCGCAGCATTAGCACGCCGATGACGTGATTTCTAAGGGCATCAGTCCAAGGCGAATGATAATCGTTATGCCTGACCTTCAAGAACCTATGCCAGCAAGCCACGATCTTCGCGGGCAGGCAATAGACCTTGAAGCCTGCCGCTCGTCGCATTTCGTGCAGGATTGTTTCGGGATCGCCGAACCCCCTAAAAAGATCGTGCCCGAAAGTTGCTAACGCGATATCAACCCGCGTTGCAAAAAAGAAACCGCCGTGAGCCTGTATTTCTTCAGGCTTCGAATCCTCAGAAAGCAACTTGGCTTCGGTTCTGAATTGGCCCCAAAGATTGTCGCCGCCGATTAAGGCGAGCTTGTTTGGTTTACGCGTTTCCATGCCCGTGAAGGCACTCTTGCCTTCGTCGAGTAATAGCGGGCAGTGATAGAGATGCTTGCTATTGCGGTTCTTGGTTTTGCAGACCCACTTATAAAAACGATGGATTGACCCTGGCACAAAGTGCAAATGAGAATCGCAAATCCACACCCATTCCGCTTTCTCTTGTGCGGCAAAACGAACGCAAGCACGCTTGGCAGGCGAGGTGCCGATAGGCTGTGCGAATTCTTTATAATGCACTTTGACGCCACGAGCAGTAAAGGTATTACACATCCCTTTGAGCGGTTCGTGACCGGCAACAACCGTTGGCCCGATTGGCTGATGCTCTTTTTGCTCTGGCGTACCAAATCCAGTGACATGCCTTTCAGGAGCGAGCAGCGTAGGCGTCTGCGTCACCACCATGATTTCAACATATTGCTCTAGTTGATAGCGTTGAATCTCGCTGACCAGCGAGTGCAACATGCCCCACAACCCGCCTCGGTCGTTATATTCAGGGATTGTGATAATCAGCTTAGGCTTGCTGAATGGCCACAGCGTGTTGAGCCTATTACGTCTGGCAGGGCAACCGCAGCCTTCACGGCCCAAAATATCAACAGCCAACCATTCTGCGAATTTGTCGAGTTTGGTGGCGTGCGTTTGAGCTTCGATCAAATCGCCCAAGCCTTTGGCCGCTTCGGTTTTCTTGCCAAACTTGCTGAGCCAATCGCCGATCCTGGCGAGTATCTGGCCGAATTTCTGCACCTTATTAAGCACCTTTCGGACTCCTTTATGGAATGAAGCAATTCGTCGTATCAAATCCGCCGTTCACACACTCAGTAAACGGCGTTTGGCAAACGCAAGACGGAGCACCCGCACACTCGTCTGTAACAACGCTCCAGTTGCCTTCGGCACACTGCCAGAAGCATGTTCCGCCGCATTCGGAAGTCGTCGTTGACGACGAACTGCCGCCTTGCGTCGTTGTCGTTGATGAGCTTGAACTTCCGCCCTGCGAGGTTGTCGTTGTGCTCGATGTCGTTGTTGTCGATGTTGTGCTGCACGGGTTTGGCGAGCATGTCGTGCCGTCGCCCATATATGTTGCACCGCCCGCATGAGCGTTGCAGTCTTCTTCATTTTCGACGGCACACGTCTGCCCGCCTTCAATATTATTGATACAACAAGCACCTGTTCCGGTTGTTGTCGTTGTGCTCGATGATGTGCCTTCGGTTGTTGTGGTTGTTGACGAAGTCGTGGTAGTGGTAGTAGTTGTTGTGGTTGTTGTGGTTGTTGTGGTTGTTGTGGTTGTTGTTGGAACCCCGCAAGGATCAGGCGTGCATGATGTTCCGTCGCCTTGATAAATACCAGCTTCATACGGGTAGTTCGGATCTAACGCCAAGCAGTCTGCCTCGTTGAGAATTTCACAGGTCATTACATACTCAATCCCCTTATTCCGGCAGCACGCTCCAAACTCATCAGGCGGACATGACCCTTCATCGCTGGCACATGAGGTAAACTGCCCAAGCGGCGTACCGCCACCCAGCGTGCAGTTGTCTGTTGCACCATATAGGTAATAGTCGAAACACTGCTGAAAAACATTCGCTGGCATGCAGCACGCTTGGTTGCACGGGTCTGGCTCGCACGTCGTCCCGTCGCCAAGGTATGTAGATGAGCCAACACACAACACTTCTTGAACGACCGAGCAACTGCCGCTAGTCGCTCCGCCACCAGCCGGAGTGCAACAGGCACCTTGCGGAAAGCAGGTGATATCGCTAATGCACTGAGAGTTTTCGCCATAAAAATGACCATTTAGAGCAAGGCATTCCGGCCTCGTAATCTCTCGGCAGTCCCTCGACTCAATATCTGGAACGCAACACGCACCGACAGCATTGCATGGGTCAGGGTTGCAACTAGATCCATCTCCGTGATATGTGCCGCCGCATTCATGCTCAAAAACAATAGAGCACTCGTAATAACTGAGAGTAGGATTGTATTCGCAACAAGCACCTTTTTCGCAAACCCCATCTTCGCACAGAGACCCATAACCACGCCACACATGGCCAGCATCAATGCAGTCTTCGCGGCTAATCCTAGAGCATGTGCTATTTCCTAGGTCACAACAGGCCCCGATCATGTCTGTATGGGAATAAATCATCCCAACGGTGAATTCCTTCGGAAGCGTATTTTCTCCGCATGGCAAATCTTTATCTGCCATATCCGCCATCCACGCATCCGGGCACTTACATCGCCAACGCTCGTCAATAAAGTATGGAGTTTCCCCCCTGACTCTTTGCCAAGAAGAACCATCACATTCATATGTGCATGTTAAGTTTGCGCATGCCCTTAAGACCAGCCCCCACTGCTCATCTTTAATGATTCCATCGACATTAACAACACTGCTGTCATTGAGCGGATCTGGAAAATGAAGAGGTCGATGATCCAACTCCTCGTCGATCATCGTCAGCTCATCGTCAATCACCCCGTATTTCGAAGACGTTCCAAGAATGGCATGTCCCAAAATCCAGTTTCTAGCATAGTCTAAATACGCCTTATAAGAATTATCCCAATCGCCAACTGGAGACGTAAAAACCTTGTCGTTCTGATTTGGGCTAACTGCTGTGAAATCAAAAACCGGATATTCTGGACCGCAAGGAATATCATAGACTACAGAATCTTCAGCACACGGAAGCGTCAATCCATAATTATCTGAAGTGTCAATTCTTTCAATCAGATGCCACGAAGAGCACCCTCCATTGCATGTGCTCTCTGTGATAACCCAGTGTGCGCCTTGGCATGTTGCTGTCGATGTCCCAGTGCATGTCGGCTCAGGCACGACATAACCGCTTAGGCCCATCGCCCTGCCGTAGGATGAAGCCATATAAGGCGTCCTAGTACCTTGCAAAAAAAGATTATAAGTCGACTCAAGTGTTTCCCCAAACGGGTATAGCAGTTCATTTGCGCTATCAGCATCCGGATCATCTTCGGGCGGATATGGTCTTGGACGTGGGGCGAGCCACCACGGTCGCTCGCGATTATGCCACTGGCCGCTTTCTAAGTAGTGCTCAGAACCTCTTAGCCCGCTCTCCGCTCCTTCTGATGTTGAGTAATCAGCACTCAAAATGGCTAACTGCCGATATTCATCGACCGCCGCATTCGTGCTTTCTGGCGGCAGGTTTTCTTCAGTGCTTTTATAGTTAGCGTCAATCGCACTGCGGGCAGACGTATACGGCGGCCAAGCAGCGTGCCAAAAAGTCTTAGCCACGCCCGAAACGATCGCCCAGCCAACCTCTCCCGGAGCGAGTGGTTGCTCAAGAATGCCCCAACGGTTGTGATGACGATATTGATTCTTCGTGCATGAGTAGACCGTCTCCTCGTGCAAAAAACGCAACAGCCCGTTGGTATCTTCGACCGTATGACCTCGGATCGGAAAGTCGATGCCAACACAAGCGCCCATCGGGGCGCGATACGGATAATCGAGCCTCACACGAATGCGATTATTATTTTGCGGCACCCGCTCGCCGAACGAAGGCACCTCGCTGCGATTCGTCGAGACTTCTTCGAATGCTTCGTTAAGTGCCTGTGCTGTGAGCGGCTGACCCGCCTTGAACTCGGCCATGTCGCCCACCTTTTTACGGAAACGCTTCAAATTGAAAGAGCGTCGCAAAATTTGCAGTCGAGTAAAGGTAACTGCCATTCGGTCGCACTGGTCGGTCTAGTTTAATACCGTCCGCCGCGTCAGGCCGAATAATATACTGCCAGCCGTAAACCGTGCCGGGATAAGATCCTGCCGTATTCTTGACGTTGCCGCTTCCCAGTTGACCGACTCGCCAATGCCGCGATCGAAACGAGTATTCCAGCGAGCGTTTGTTGTTCGAGCTATTTAGATCGAGTTTCAGTGAAGTCGTCGCACCCATAAACAGCATCGTCCCGGCAAACACATATTGCGGCGTTCCAGGGATTCGCCACTCATTGGCGTTGATACAACCCTCGCAGTTTGCAATCGCTGACCAAGGGGGATTCGGCACGTTGTGCCATGTGACAACATGCTCGGATTCAACAAGATAGAGCGAGTCTTCGACATCTTCGCCGATGACTGGCTTGCCGTCTGTTGCCCACGTTAGCTGAGTCTTTGGAATGGACCGCCTCGCACCTGCCGCCCTAGTTTTATATTCAGCCCATGTGCCACTCGGTAAATCAGCAGAATCACCTGCCGAAGGAATCGGAAAAGGTTTGTATGTGACTGTGATTTCGACTTCTTCGCGGACGGCAAGATGATTCGCCGCGTCGGTATAAGTACCGAACGAAGCCGCCGTTGCCTTATCTGTGTAATTCTCCCGCGTTACTTCGTCGACTCGCATTCCAGGAAGGCCCGGATAAGCCAATGGGAAGCCTAGATCTCCGGTGAGCAAATACGACATAAAGCCCAATGAATTAGGGCCTGACACCTTAAAAACGCGAGTTGCCGATGCCGATCCGTCACGAGCGACTTTCAGCCCGCCACCTTTCGGCGTGATCTCCTCGAATGGTATTGCTGTCGATGGCATATATTAGCCTAGTGTTGCTGGTTGAGGCTCAATTTTCAGGCCCGTCGACGTCGCCGCTGTTACCAGTTGCGTCATCAACTGTGTCATTTGCTCTTGAATCTTAGCGACTTCCTGTAGCAGTTTATGCCCTTGTTCGTCTGGAGTAGCAACAGTTGCCGCCTCTGCCGCCGCTTCTTCAATCGCTGCTCTGCGTCTAGCACTCTCATTCCCATCGCTAAAGCCCGCCGCTTGAGATTCCGCAATCTGAGCGTCGGTGAATCCCGTGAGGCTATCTTTTGCCGCTTGCATCATATTTTTATCGGCGGCTTCTCCAATTGAGCGGCCTAAAGATGGCTCGTCTGGCTTAGGAAATGTATCGAACCCTGCTTTGATGCGGTCAGCAACATCAACCCATGAAATTGACGTTGATTGCATATCACGCTTGATCTTGTCTTGCGTTTCAGCATTAGAATCAGCACCGGCTTTACGAATCTGTTCCTTTTTGTTCTCGGTTTCTTGAGTCGCGACAACGCTATCTTCAGCAACTTTTCGCTGTGCATCTGCTTGATCTTTCAGCCTCTTTTCTTCATTCGCCTGCATCTCGCTGATTGCGTTCTGCATTCGTTGTGTTGAATTTTCGAAGCCTTCCGCTAGGCCAGTCCACTGAAAGTTGAAACCTTCGCCGTTAGCGAACGATTCGAGTGCCGCAATAAAGTCGAAAAAGTTTTGACCGATATTTCTGAAAGCCTGCTTAGTGTTATCCCACATCAGCTTGACAGATTCGCCAACGATTACCGCCGATTGCTTCCAATTTCGAGCCATGAATGCGACGTCAGTCATTAGACTAGCAATCCAATTCATTGTGCCTTTGATACCGGTTTGAATCGCGTCCCAAGCCCCTGTTTCGCCGATTGCTGCCCATAGCTCGCCTGCCATTTCTGAGGCCGCTTGCCACGCTGAAGTCACCAGCTCGAACGCTGCTTTTGTCGCATTGCCAAACGCGGTAGCAATGCCTTTATTTTGCGACAATGCGACACCTAGCGCGACGACGCCTGTCGTGATTAATCCGACTGGATTAAGCAGCACTGCTAGCACTGGAGCAAGTAGGCTCATGCCTGTCGAAAAGGCTGAAACGAGCGGCAGAATACTAGCGAACGCCCCGCCGAATTTGAGCACAGTAGGCGACAGTGAAAGCAGCCAATTCTTGATCGAACTAACACCATCAACGACCGTCTGCGTAATACTCGCCAGCGTATCGCCGATTGCTGTGACCGAATTGGCGTCGATGTTGAGCTTTAGTTCTTTGCCGAGTGCCTGCTGAAGAACTCTAACACTCGGCATGATGACCGCTTGTAGGCTCGATGTAGCTTCTATACCGGCTTTCAATGCTGATTTGACGAACGGCTGGAACGGCTCGCCAATGTTACGGCCTAGCGAGCGAAACGAATCAATCAACGTCGAAAATAGACCAGCGGAAGTTTGCGACATGCGTTTCATACCGCCGCCAAACTTTTCTTGCATGCCTTTCATCAGGGAATCAATTCCGACCTGTGCTGATACGCTTCCGGCAGTCACCTGCTTTTGAGCCTCTGCTACCGAAACGCCCATTGCGGTCGCCAGCATATCCCAAGCGCCAATGCCACGCTCAGCTAGCTGATTAAACTCCTCAGCCTGAACTTTGCCCTTTTGCTTAATTTGACCGAGGGCACGCACAACTCCCGCTAGTGCTTCCTCGCCTGCTGCCCCGCCGCCAGCAATAGATGTAGCGGCATCGCCCACCGTGGCTAGCATGGGAATAATCGACTCGGCAGCGAAGCCAAATGCCAGCATTTTTTTAGCCGCGTCGCCGACACCCATCTCGGAAAGCGGCGTTTCTGCAGCGAGTTTTTGCAGGTCTTTGACCATCGTCTTCGCCTGGGAACTGCTACCCAGCAACGTCTCAAACGAGACCTGTAGCGTCTCGGCATCGGCAGCGAGCTTGAGCACGCCAGCACCTAAGGCACCGACTGAAGTAACGCCGACGATACCGAGTAACTGCGATTTGATACCGCTTAACTGTGACGAAAAACCACCCATGTTGGGCGGCGTAAAGCCTGAGAAAAAGCCTCTCAATCCGCCTTTCTGGCCCGCAGTTCCCGCCGTTGCCGTCGCTAGTTTTTTCATCGCATCAGCTAGCGAGCCGACCTGCTGACTCTGGCCCGTAGAGCCTGATTTCACTTCAGCCAGCGATCTCGCAAAGTCTCTGGTAGTAATCGCCGCTGTGTGAGCATGCTGCGTATAGCCTGCCAGCGTCGGCGTCAAAACGGCCAAGGCACTATTCGCCAAATCCGACTTCGGTTTGATCTGCGTCAACGCCGCTTCGAAGGCCTTAGTACCACGAGCGGACGCACCGAAGGTGATTGATTTCATCATCGATGAAGTACCAGTCGCGGCACCGCCAGCATCTTTTGCAATGCGTGCCATTACCGCCGTCAGCGGTGTCAACGACTTAGCAGCCCCGCTGCTATTTGATCGCAAAGCACCCATATCAACTGCGAGTTGCCGAGTCGCAGAACTCGCCGCTGGAACTGCTACCGTAAAGCTATTTACTACCGGCGTCGTTTGAGCGAGTGCATTTGTCGCCGCCGTCAATTTAGGCGTCAGCGTACCGAGCGACGTCTCAAACGTGCTCAAGCCTTTGCCGAGCGATTGCTTTGAAAAACTCCCGATGATCTCGTTCGCCATGCTTTGCAGCCCGGCAAAAAAGCCACCCTTAGAAGCCTTCGGCGCCATCGCGGTAGTGGCATCGGTGACACTCTTTTTGATCTTCGCAAGCTCGACGGCCAATTGAGCAATCGGCGTTCGTTGTTCGCCTAAGTGGGCAGCCGCAGTTGCCGCTGTATTAAATCCAGTAGCAACATTCGGCAGAATGGCAGCGACTTCCGACGCAACACCATTCACCACAGCAAAAGCAGTAGCAGACTTCTCCAGCCTGCTTGTCGATGCCGCAAAATTTTCAACCGCCGCAGTCGCTTTCGCCGCCTGAGCAAGAACGTCCGCGATTCCTTTCGCGGTAAATTCGACAACCGGATTCTCAAGAGTAAACGCCATGTCAGTTTTTCCTCTTGAGCTTGAGGCCGCCCATGCCTCGGATATTCGCACCCAGATGCGTGAACACCTCTAGCAGTGTCATTTCATCGACCGCAGCGAACGAGAATCCTTTCTCGCCCATCATACGGTAAATTTGAGACCACGGCATCCGCCGATAAACACCGCGTTCCGCTAATGAATTATTCAAGATTCGGTAGGCGTCTGCGTCTGGCCCGTCGTCTCGGTCGGGCCATTCGAGTTTCCCAACGCCACCTGCTGCGAGCTTGCTCGTGCAATCCTGGCAAGCTCTTGAATGGCGTCGCCGCCGTATTCGTCGAAGAGATCGAGCACTTTTTGCACGCCTTCGTCAGGCCCTAGCGTGTACCGCTTACCGCCGAAGACGTAGGCCGCATTGCGTTTTTCACCCTGCGGAATCATGCCGAATTCTTCTTCATTATCACGCAATGCTCGCCACACGTCGAACGCCATGCCACGAGGTGACGATTCAAATGATTGATACTCATCACCGCGAACATACGTCGGAGCAGACGCAACTTTGATCGACTCGGCAACCAGCAAACCCAGCACATTCGCAGGCAAGTCCGCCGCCTGCTTAATGACATCGACTGGATTGCGTCTCATCGCTGTGATGTATTGTTCGACTTCGCGGTATTCAGCGAGAGTCCGACCAACACTCAAATGCAATGTCTTTTCGCCGAGAACGTAAGGCACGACTAAGCGTCCTAAGTGCATAACACCATCGAGCATAACGAGCACCTTTCAAAAGTTGCCGAGGTCGGGCTTCGCGGGGAAGGTGCGACCACACTCCACCCGCCTCGGCAGACAGCCTCAAAATTAAGTCGGGATCGGAGCAACGTCACCAGTTGCACCAACCACACCGCGACATTCAACGTCATATTCCAGCATCACGAACTGAGATGAATCCTCAAGATCCGCCGTCAATTCCTTCGGCCCGGCAGTGATAATGAACGTGCCGTTGTAATAATTACCACCAGCCACCGGGCCGACGTAGAATTCGGCGTCGATGATGTCGCCAATCTTGATCGGTGATACTTCGCCTTCGTGCTGTTCGTAAGTGACAGTGCCTTCGCATGTCACTACGCCAGTCGAGCCAGTGGTATACCCGCCCGTGCTGTTTGTCGCGGTTCGCGACTTGGTCGCCGTAAAACCGAGCGACCAGCCCTTGAAATGCGGCTCCTCAACGAGCGGCGTCACGCCAGTCGCAGCGAGCTTGAGCGTCGAGCCTTTGTAAGTCGCTAGTGTTCCTGCGGCCATGTTATATTCCTTCAGCTAAAGAGTGCTTGAGCGGTCGCCTGCAACGTCAGTTGCAAATGCCACCGATCTAGGTCAGTCCATTCCCGAATTGGTGCTGACGGCAAATCGCAATCAACAGTTGTGTTGCCGCTGGCGTGCCGCCCGCTATTAGTCCTGCAAAATTCCTCAACGATCGTTCTGCCGATAGTGTCCGCCGTCGCTTCCGCGTCGGAATACACATCAAAAAAAACAGTTGCTCGATCAGCCCTGCCTGAATTCGTCACAGTCACTTGCGCCTGATCGAAATTGACCGTCACATAAGGTCTGGTCATGCTTTCCGACATGACTTCGCCTGTGACAAAACGCGATGCCGGTACTAATGCAGTTAAGGCCGCTGAAGCGGTCCAAACTGCATGTAATACCGGAGCAATTTGCACGGCGTCTGCCACGTTTCACCTTGTTATTTTGACCTAGCAAGTACTGCCATTGCTGCTTCGTTTTTTCTCAATGTCGTCTCAACCCACGGCCTCGCCGCAACTCGCTTCGTACCGAAATTGAGATAAACCATATACTTTCCGCCTGGCATAACGCCGACTCGCCCCGCTGGAACGTTCTCGTCAATTTCAAATTGAATCGACCGCTGCCCTTCGCCCGTCCGCTTACGCGGTGGCTCCCCAGGCAATGACGGGTAGGGGTAAATCGTTGCCGATCGCTTGTTGTTATTCAGGCTCTTATCATGCCACATTCGCGACGTTTTGAGGCTAGTTCCGTACCTCGCAATATCGCTTTCAGTGCTGTAAACGTCCTTGTCATGACTGATTGATACCAAGCCCTTGGTTCGCTTGCCGAGTTGTTTCTGTGCCTGTTCTCGCATCCGTTTCGCAGAAATCTTCACGCCTGAATTTGGCACACCAACCGCCTCACGAGCCTTCTGATGGAAAAACGATGTCACCCGCTTAATAGCGTTGAGGCTCGCCTTATTCAGTTTTTGCTCTAGTAGTTGATATCCGTTTTTGGCCATTACAGAAGCTCCACAAGCACGCTTGGTAACTGATCCAATCGTTCGCGTTTCGTATATGACAGAAACTTATAGACCGCCGAATCAGGCCCGATAATGCGTCGCGAATGATCCATCACCCGATCCGCTTCTAGGTAAATCGTGAAACGCTTCCGCACATTTCGAGAACCTTCGTCGCTCTCAATCTGCTCGGTTGCAGGTTGTATTTTTGCTCTCACGCTGGTCGCTTCATTCGCCCAAGTAGCTTCCTGCACGCCATTCGCATTCTTCGCCCAAGTAGCAACCTGCACCGTGATCAGCGTGTTGAGTTCGTTATAGATATCAAGCAGCCTCGCCCCACATTTATAGATTCCCGACATGCCAGCGTTTGACACATCAAGAATCGTATAAACAGCACCGCCTGCCGTCGTAATTGTGCCTCCCACGTCTGGCGGGCTAGTCGTATTATCAACCGGCACATGAAATCGAATATCACCTACCGTATAACGTCCATCGCTAGCTTCGATTTCCCGCGTTCTGATCGGTGTTGAAAAACAACTAGCAACGCTCTCACTGGTCGTGTCTTTCAACGTGACCGTGATCGTTTCTAGGTTGTCAACAACCGAAAAGTCGCCAGTGATATCGAGAGCCACAATGCACCTTTAGCTATATCCGAGAGCAATAAATTCGAGCGGACCAGTCTCGTTCGCGATCTGCTGATCAGCCCACTTAATCTGCTCTTGCATCATCTTCATTTCGTCGAGCAGCGACCGACGAAATTCGTTCCAACTGACCGATCTGCCTTCGACGGAGTAGGTCGGCTTACGAACGTCGCCGTCAGCGATTTCCGCTTGAATCGCAATGATTCGCGTTATCGCCGTTGACTTAATCGTCGCAAGATTTTCAGCCGCCGTTGGCATTTATTGGACCTCAGTAATCGTGAGCGGCAACGCTCGATCGCACTGAAAAGCAACCTTGTAAAATTCGTCCGCAGCACCTTCGATCGTGGTTGATTGCACGCCAATAGGAGTGCCGCCCAGACCCGAAAGGCAGACGCTATATGACTTGATTGGCAATTCGGCAGACGATTGATTCTGCCGCTCAATTGCGTTTTCTTGGGCTTGCTCCGCCGCATGTGGCGACGGTTTTTTGTCTGATTTCGACATGATGAATTAAGCCTTCGGCGTATAGAAAAAGAGGCCGCTAGCACATACTGCCAACGGCCTCGATGACGTGAAGCCGTCAGGCTTAGTTCTTATTGCGAACGACTTTTCGAGGCTCTTTCACGAACGCAACACCCTTCTCGCTGGCCTTGTAGCCAGCGATGATGTCACGAGTGAAACTAAGTTGAGCAATCGCAGCGTCCGAGGCTTGCTCCAGCATCAGCGGCGAGATCTCCGCATAACCGAAAGCCTCACCTAGGTTGCCATGCAACCACCATGAGCGAGCATTAGCAGCGGTTGCCAATCCACGAGCTGCGATTTGATAATCAAGAAGCTCGGAGTACTGAGCGTTAACACCGCTAATCGGGTTGCCGCCGATGGTTCGCAGAGCGTCGGTCGTTACACCGGTTTCAACGGTTGTCGCCGACAGCACTCGGCTGAAGGTGGCCCGCTTCGTCGCAGGTGCAACAATTGTTTCGCTGCCCAGGAAGATTGGCAGGCCGGTGTCAGGGTGACGCATATCATAGAATAATTTGCGGCTGTCGTCGTAATCAGTCCAATCCGCGAACGGATTCGACTGATCGTTGATCCACGGCGTCGCGGTTTGATAAGTATTACTGGCCGTGCCGTTTCGCTTGTAGGTGTTGGTGTACCCAATCGCGACGTCGATCAGACGCAATTCTTTATTGAGTCCGAGCCAATAACCAAGCTGGCGAGCTTCTTCCTGAATGACGCCAGTGCGATCCATCGTGATCGTTTCTTTCGTGAGGAAGATCGTGCTGCCACGCTTCTTCATGAGTGGTCGCTCAGTCCAGTTCTCGGAAAGTCCAAGCACCGGATACTCTTGGCCTTCGCCGACAACCTGATTTTGCTCGCCAATCGGAGCAACTTCAGGAGTAATCTCGATACCTGGATTTGTGCTGCGTTCCGAGCGGATTAGGCCCGTAAATACAAAGCCTGGATTCGCATAAGCACTGCGAACCATGCCTGCAATGAATGTGCGACTAATCGCCTGGAATGCTGCAGTATTAACGGCGTCGGACTCGACGATCTCTTCACGCCGCCACGCTTCACTCACCTGATGACCGTCTTTGACGGTCTCCAAAAAGGCATCACGGAAATTGAAATCGAACGGGTTCAACCCGCCCGTTTTGCCTTCGCAAAAGTCACTAACGGCCTCGCTCAACTCTTGGACGACAGGCTTAATGCCGTGAGCGGCGATCATTTTCGAAAGTTGCAGGCCACGCATGGCGTAATCCTTTGAAAGTGAGATTGAGTATTTATGTCTCGCAGTTAGCGAGGCCAAAGGTTTGGAAGTAATTAGCGAGTCATCGCGTTAGCGAGTCATCGCGCCGGTGACATAATCAATATTGAGCGTTTCGGCGTTTGCACCACCTGCTTTAACACCCCAGCCCAATTGCATTTCAGTAGCACCTGTGTAGGTGATACGGTGATTAATAAGCTCGCCGGTCGTGTTGTCGCGACACTGTTGATCGTCGACAAAAAACGTAACATCAGCCTCAGTGCTGCTGATCGGCACGATTCGAATCGTGAGCAACTGATAAGAGCTTCCGCCCGCAGTCACGTCAGTCGTATTGCTTGTTTGTGTAGTGCTAATCGAGCTAAGCACTTTCCACTTGGTTCCGCCGTCGACTTTGAAAAACACCGCACCGCTAAAGCTGGTTTTCATGCCAGCCCCGTCATCAACCAGGGTGTTCGCACCGATAGCATCGGCGAACCCGGCGAATACGTTTGCGTCGTCGGTATTAGCTTCAGAAAACTGCACACGAACCTGACCCTCAATGGTCTTGTTCGCTGCGATCTTGAAGACTTCCTTCGTCGTTTTGACATAGGCTTCATTGTTATCGGTCGCCGCTGTGCCGAGCGCTAATACACCGCCAGCCGCGTCGGTCGCTGCCGCTGAAGTACCAGCATCAGCAACAACGGACGTCCAAGTATCACCCGTGTTGAAGCCTTCGAAGTCGTCTTCGATGAAGAACGCTAAACGTCGCTTTTCGATCGAATCCGGCTTGTTGATCAATGCAACAGACATTGCATATTCCTCTCAAATAAATGTTCGTGGGATCAATTAGCGACGAAATGCAGCGAGGATTTCCTGCCGCGTTAATGGCGTCACGCTCTCGGTAGTATTTGTGACCGTGAACGGTTTTTGCGGTGCTTTGTCGGTCTTGCTTTCGAGCACCAATACCGCACGATCGTCGATCAAACTCTTGCGAGCCTGCTCGTCTTCCAGGGCATTGAGTTGCTCCAAAAAGACCGCTGAGCAGTGCTTGGCGTCGGCGGGATCAAGCTTCGCGGCCTTCAATTCTGCCTCAATAACAGCCTGCTTTTGACGTTTTGCGTCCGCTGCTTTGAGGCTCGCTAGCTCTTTAGTTTGCTCTGCAAACTCGTTGGCCTTCGCCCACTCGATCGCGTCAACGATGTCAGGCCGATTGGCCTTCAAGTCTTCAAGCGTGACTTTTGTGAAGTCCATATCATCGCCTTCCGTTGTCTTAAAAGTATCATGCTCAAACACGCCGTCAGTAGTTGCCGGATCGGCAACAATATCAACGTGCCTTACACTCAAAATGCCTTCGACAACGACGTTGCCGTCATTGCCCTGGCGAGTTTTGACCGTCGCGTTGTGTGAAAAACCAATCGAGCCTGCATCGTTTTCGGCGGCCCATGTGATTTGATCTGCGGCAGCGTGCTTCGGGTTGAATTTGAGGTCGGCAAATAAGCCTTTGCCTTCGACAAATCTGACACCCGTCAGAGTACCAAACCGATCTCGTACCGAACGCGGTTTGCCAAGTTGGTTCGCGTCGGGATGATCGAGGTTGACTCGCTTGCCTTCGTATTGCTCGACAGACTGCCGCACGATTTCAGGCGGGTAAGTCCGCTTGTTCTTTGAAGTGAAGCCAAGAATCTTGACACCACGAATGAGACTGGCATCGCGATCGACAATCGCCCCGCTGTTTGCGAGGGATTCGCAGACTTCGTCAGATTCGCGGTTGATAGTTTTTGCGGTAGCCATGCCGCGTTGATACGGTTACAGTGAGTGCCGTTCAATAGGCTATTTTGTAGCGAAACATGTAATTTATACCCGGTAGAAAACAAGGCTCATCAAATGACTGTTTCAGTCGCCGTTACTCTGTCTGTAAAAACAACAGAAACGCTCACGAGCAATGTTCCAGCCGCGTCGGCTCGTGGTAATGCCATCACGCATGATGGGTTTGATACGACGCTCGCTCTGAATGCGAGTAGCACGCCACCGGCAACTGTATGCGCCTATTTCACGAAGGCACTTTCGAGCGGTACAGCGACGATCGACCTGACCGCATTGACCGGCACACAAGGCACGGTTGACGGCACTGGCCTGAAGGTTCAATCGCTAATTTTCAAGAATGCCGCTGCCAATCAGGTGACTATCAGCAAAGGAGCGACGAACGGTTATAGCATTTTTGGAGCTTCAGGTAGCGTCGTTGTACCTGCCGGCTCAACGCTCGCCATGACCTTCGCGGACACACTGGCCGACATTAGCAGCACGGTCAAAACGCTCGATCTCGCCGGCACTGGATCGCAATCATTCTCAGTCGGAATCGTGATGGGCTAACCTGAAACGCTCTCGGTCGTTTTGAAAGTATTATCGCATTTAAGGCAGCGTCGGTAGCGGCACACGAAGTCCTTTTCGATCATTTGACCGTCGACTCGCAGGCGAGTGCGGTGATAAACCGCCTCTACTTTCTGCGTCGTTTTAACTTTGCAGAACGGGCATGTCACTGAGGCTGCACCTTGATTCCCAGCCACTTAGACGCCTCGCTTTCGGCCTTCTTTGATGTCTGCGATCAGTCGCCTGATATCCGTCGAGACAACAGACGCTCTCGCCTCATAAGCTTCCACGATTCGCAGACACCGCTCTAAATCAATGTTGCCAACCGGAGTGACACCCCACTGCCCAGCGACTTCGCAGAGCAGAACGGATCGGCACGCATGCACGGCATGCAGTAATTCTTCAGTCTTCGCACCTTCGATCTGTCGCATTGATTTCAACCCTGAATCGTGAAGCCCAACTGCTTAACATCCGCCGCCAATCTCGCTTGATCGCCGACCGTCATATTGATGGCCATCCGGCGTCGCTGCCGCTGCTCTTCGGTCTCTTTGAGAAGTGCGGGCAGTTTCATCAGCCCGCCGTCGACATTGATAAAGTCCACCCAATCAGGCTGCCGGCCTAAGTGATCGGCCAACGTGTTATAGCGTTTTGTGCCAACGCTCAATCGCCGCCGCTCGATGTCAGTTTCGTTCCACCATGCCGACATGCTATTCACGTCTGGCCCCCCAGCGGTGAGCGACCTCAGTTCCGCTAGATACACTGGGTCGTTCAGAGCATCTTCTGGCGGTGCTAATACGCTCGCTGAATAGCACCTACAGTTTGCAGCGATAGGCGGCGAAGGAAACTCGGTCAGATATGGCTGCCGGTCCTTCCACCATATCCGGCCATGCAAAATAGCATGCTCCGCCCTGACTCGTTCATCGAGCGTCGCGATATACTGCCGACCAATGTAAATGTCACCAAGTTCGTCATACCGCTGCACTTGCTCGTCTTCGAGTTGCCGCAGCGTTTCTGTGCGTGCAATACGCTTCGCAGACGCTCCCACACCCTTCGTTTCTGATACCAGCATTTCAGCGAGCTTTTGCGCCGATTCGCCGCTCTCTTGAGCGATGACTACCTTTTTCGCGACCGCTTCAGGATCGACCAGTTTGCTCAGATTTTGAATGCGTTCTTCCCATGTCAGCACTTCACGCTGCCCATCCGGTTTTACGATTTCAACCGGTCGGTTCATTGTTTTTTCAATATCAGCCTTCTTGCGAGGCTTCAACACATACCGCTGCACGAGCGATTCATACTCGTCCTTCGGCATCTCGTGAATCTTGCTGGGCGGCGTTTCTTTCTTACCGCTTTTCGCCTGCTCTGTTTTAATTTTCGAAGCCATCCACGTTCGCGGAACTTCAGTCGTAAAAATCAATGCCGCCTTCTGGGAAGCCCACAAATTGAGCTTCGCCAATCGCGGAGCTAAGTGCTTTTGATACTGATTCGGCAGGTTCTTTAGTACGCCGCCGATGCTCAAGATCTTGCTGACGACATCCGTCCGAATGCTGCTGGCAATTCTGACCGCCTTGTCGATCGCCGAGATTGTCACCTCATCCAACGAGTCGGCCAAAGCATCAGCCTGCACGATCTTCTCGACGTGCAACTGACCTAATGCCGCTGCGATTCGCTCGTTGATCGTCTTCGGGCTAGCCATCTTGCTTTACGGTATGAAGGTAAAAAGTATCTCGCTTGCGGTGCGAACAACACGGCAGGGGAAAGAGCGTGCGTTCCCGATGTTATTGCGTCATGTGTAGGAATTCAGGCTAATAGCCCGGCGAGATGTAACTCCTGGAGTAGTGGCAGAGCGGGTGTATCACGTCCGCTTGCCAACCCGGTCGGACCGCTTCCGGGAAATGGCTCAAAACTATTCGGCATCCTCGACATCTTCAGCCACGTCTTCAACCGCCGCTTCGGCAGCAATCGGCTGATCAAGCCCGAAGAAATCTCGCATTTCTTGCAGCGTCGCGGTGACTTCCGCGCCTTGTGCAACGACTTCTGCCGTCAGGTCAATTACTTGTTTTCGGTTCAGAATCAGTTGGCTCATCGTCCTCATCTCCTTCGTCTGGTTCGCCATCAATTGGCTCAGGCATATTATCAACACGCTCCTGCGGAGCGATTCTCATTTCGTTATTTTCTTCCCGCTCTTCCTGCTTATTTCGCTGCTCAACTTCAGGGTCGCGACCGCTTTCTACCGTCGCAGTTTTTACCGACAGAATACCGCTCTCGATGTCAATCTTCCGCGATTGAGCGTCCTTGAGTTTGTCCTTCTGCGACAATTCAGGAGCGGTCGCAACGATCTCTAAGTCTTCAAGATCGGCTTCTTGAAGCACACCAAACGCAACCGCTAACTGAGCGGCTTCGTTGATAATCTCAAGATCCCAGTCGATCGCCTGCTGCTGTAATCGCAGGAAGTTTTGTTCTGCTGGATCACCCGCCACAATGCTTGATGCTCGGTTCGCATTTCGAGCGTCTGAACACATCATAAATTCAGGCATGACAATCGCCGCTGCGACCGATCGCATCTCAGTGCCAACGCTGGCATCATACCGCGACGGATCAATTCCGATGCCCGGTAGCTCGATCTGTTGATCGTCGGGAATCGTAACGATCTTGCCGTTCTGCTCGTTCTGGTAGTTCGTCGCGTTGCTGCTGCCAGTGCCCATTCCTGGCTGTGATACCGTCGCTCTGGCGTTCGAATTACCAGCCGCCCAAGCGGACATATTCGCCGCCATTTGCTTCGCGACCTTCTTGATCACAGCGTATGTCGCTTGCAATTCGACGACCTTGCTGCCATTTCGCAGCATGTTTAGAGCACGCTGGAAATGAAATCGCCACGCCCACAGTAACGGCGTCCCGCGTTTGCCGAACGGTGGCGGGCAGTATTTCCTGTGCTGAATGAGACTTGCTTCGATAGGCTCGCCATTCACCCAGTAATTCAGCACCGTCTCGACGTCGTTCGGGTCGGTTTCAATGCCGAACAAGAACCGATCGTCGATCTTATCATCAGGCCGCTTTACTGCTGACGGGTGAATCGGACGCACGACTAGGAAGCCATTTCCTAGATCGAATTTGCGTAGGAACACATCGCCCAGCATATCACCTTGCAGTTGATTATCACGCTGCCGCTGTGACCACCTATTGAGCTTCTGCCATTCCTTCAGCCACTCATAAACCCGCCGCTTTTGCTCGCCTGTTGGTTCGCGGTCTTTGCGTGCATTCACACTATAGGTATGCCCGAAGCCAACAACATACGAGACTCGGTTTTCTTGTGCGGCCCGTGCCCACGGGCAAGCCCAATACAGCCACTCACCGATTCGGCGGCAGCGTGCTAAGTCGTCTTCAGTGCGGTATGGAATGAAGTCGCCTTCGTCCCCCGTGGAAAGCACATCCCACAGCCTACCATCCACACCGAGTTGCGGGTCAGACGGATCAGTAATCGGACCCATCACTTGCAGTTGTGATTCGAGCCAATCGCATAACACGCTTTCAGCAGTCCGCCCGATATTTGCCGCATCAAAGTTATCAATCATAACCGCACGCCTTGCATCTGAAGCCCTACGCGAATCGCCATCTCTAAGCAGTCTGGCCCGTCGTCATGAACGCCAGACTGTTCTTTCATAGAGAATTGCGAGCACTGTTTAACCAGCAATCTGCCGCCTTCGTTGTCACGAATCACAATCTGCTTACCGTGAAAGTATGGTCCGAGCCTTGCAATTCGCAATTTCTTGTTCACGGAATTGACGACGATTTGAAATGGCAACGGTAGCAGACCGCGATCAATCAACCGCCGCTCGAACATCGGTTTGAGCAAGTCCTGAAAGCCGTTGCCTTCGATCGCGAAGGCAAACAAATATTGGCCGTATTTGGTCGCCATATCAATCCCGTCGTCAACGATCTGCTCAACCGGCCTGCGTTTGATATCGGCATCAACCCACAGTTTCCCGCCATTTTCGCCCACAAATAGGATTGGCGAATAGTCACCTTTTTTGCCGTCTTTACCCTTCGACGGGTCTAACGCCATCACACCCATCTGAAACGCTTCAGGCCAACGATGCTCAGCACAGAAGATATCTTCACTGAAGTATGACTGAGGCCATTCTACCCCCGTTAATTGGTCAGGCGGTCGCTGCTGAAGTTGGCCCGCTGTTTTACTAATCCCCAGCGAGGCTTCGAGCTTCGCAACCTTCTCCTCGCTGAATAGCTCCGGCCACAGTAGCTCCCCATCTTCTTTGCGAGGGTCTTCGGCGTGTATGTCATCACGCCCTGATTCATACCGCATAGGCAGGCAAATATGATCCCACTCGCCTGTCTTTTTCAGCACGCCCGAAAGGTCTTCGACGTGCAAACGCTGCATGATCACCATGCGAGTGACGTTACGACTAACGCCTCTAGTCGTGTAATTGCTTTCGTACGAATCAATCACCGACTGCCGCTCAGTCTCGCTATAGACCTCATCCGCTTTATGCGGGTCGTCGTTCAGCAGAAAGTCAATATGCTCGCCAGTGACCTGCCCGAAGGTCGACGTGGCAAACATGAAACCGCCCAGCGTGTTTTCAAAGCGGATCTTTTGATTCTGATCTTGAACCAGATGCACACCGAAGGAGCGTTTATACCAGTCGGATTCAATCACCCTTCGCCGCTTCGTTGAGTCGCGTATTGAAAGCCCGCCATTATAACTTGAAAACATCCATCGCGATTCCGGCCACCACGTCCAAACCCACGTTGGAAAAATGACACTCCACCACAGCGATTTCATCGTTCCCGGCGGCACATTTACGATCGTATCACGAGACCGCTTGCGAGCGATGTCGTTACATTTCTTCGCGAAGATGTCTAAGTGCCAGTTCCAAGAAAGGTCAGACGTCGGTTCGATCGTCGGCCAAATTTGCTCGGTATATTCCCGCAGGCTAATCTTGGCGGGACGGCATTCGGGCGGCATTTCGAGGAACAATTCCTGCTCAACCAGCGTTTCCAATTCCGCTAGCTCGCTCGCGCTCAGCAATAGCAGTTCTGAGTCGCTCAAGCCTTTTAGCGTTGTGCTCGCCGGTCCCAAGCTCGCCATTCACGCCCTCGCCGTGTTGATGGAAATGCACATGCTGACCGACTTCAGCAGGCTCTAATTTTAACTCGTCGGCTTGGTTTTGAGCCTCAGCCGTCATGATTACTTTCGCCGCTGATGTCGATTCACGAGGCGTCGATTCCGGCGAAACAGCAATCTTGACTTGCCGTTCAATCACTGCCTGCTTGTATTTCTCAGGCAATGGCCACCGCTGTTTAATAGCTTTTCGATAGAGTGCCGCCTCAGTCCTGCCTGATAAGTTATGCTCTATGCCTTCTGATGAAATCATTTTAACACCTCACGCATTACAAATTCCCATCAAACACGCTGTCAAACTCAAGGTACATGTTCGCGGTCAACCGATCGGTCGCAATTTGCAGCATCGCCATTGCGGCTAGTTTGTTGCCGTTGATGCTCATCATGAAGTCGCTCTGCGTGATATTCTTGGGATTCATCCCGATGACAATCAATAGCTCATTTCGCCGCTTCAATGCAGCGATGAGCTTTTCCGTCTCGACAAGATCAAGTTCGTCCTCTGTCACTTTTGCACCTTTTTTCAAGCCTAGAAGAAGGCGACAATATCACCAACGGCGTCCGTGCCAGTCGCATCAATGCGAACATGCCGCACTTTATACTGAACTCCAGCCACACACGGCATGACGACCGCAGCCGCTCCGGGATGTGTTACTACGGCCACGCCGCCGCTAGTTTCGACCATAAAGCCTGAGGCAGTGTTGTCATAGTTGGTGGTGTCTGACGGTGTTACCGCTTCGAGGCGGTCGGGAATATACTGATTGAACATTTATTAAGCCTCAGTGTGCATGAGCCTGATTGAGTTCGATAGACCTGATTCTTGCGTCTAGCCCGTCGATTTTTGCGACGATTGATTCTCTCGCTGATGTCGAAGCCTTTCCCGCTGAGTCCGCCGATTGAACGACGTAGTCAAGGCGAGATTCAATGCGGGTCAGTGTCATTGTGAGTTTTGTGAGCCATCCAATGGCTCCGCCTGTGATACCCACAGCACATGGCACCAGCCAGTTGGCGTTCTCAGAAAAGTAGTCAGCGAATAGCGTCATTTTGTCGATCATTTTTGGCGATTGATTGATGAGCGAAGTCCAGCCCGCTGCCGATCAAGTAACAGATTTTGACCGCGTTGGAAAGTGAAGATAATCCTAAACTTTCTTCGCCGTCGCAAACCCGCGACGCACAAGCTCGTCACCAATGTTGAGGTCTTCGTCCCAAATCTCGCCCACCACTCGCCCGAATGTCAGGGCTAGCTCGGCATCAATCGAGCTTCGATCTTTGGTCGTCGGCACAAATAGCGTAACGACCCCGCCGCACTCGTTGAGCAGTCGCTCTAGTTCGTCCCGCGATTGTTGGCCGCGTTCCCGTTCGTCATGCGTGATGCGACGATTGCCATTTCGCATGCCAGTTTCAGGTGCCCAGCAATCTTTCAGCCTGACCGTGATCTGCCGAGTGACTTCAACCGTCAGAGTATCGCCGTCGTGGATATCAATCACCTTCGCAGGCGTCGACCAACCGAGTCGCGGGGAATGGCTCATAAACATACTTTCTAACGAAGCGAATAATCTCAACACGCTCGGCCTGTCTGGCTCGCCATTCTTTCGATCCGAACGGCGGTTCATTCTGAAATGATTCGTCGTAATCCCGCCATGTGTATTCACTTTTGGGCGGCGTTTCAGGCTCGTTGCGATGTGCAATCATGCCGCTAAGCATGTTACGCCACGAGCGGACGACTTCACTTTTGCCGGTGTATTTTGTTGCCATATTACTCCGCTAGCTTCTTCGCGGCCCTGATATCGTCGTCGCCGGTATTCCAGTAACCGTCGTCAATTTCGTAGGTATCACCCCGCCGATTCTTTAACGTCGGATACTGACGAGCCTGCTGGTCGTAAACAACCTTCACATCGAAACCAAGAAGACGCATATCTGCCGCTGCAAGATCGCAGGCAAGGCAGCCCTGCGTGCTGATGACGATGATATCGCGGCTCTTTTTGAGTTTAGTTAAATCCTCGACGGCGGTTCTGGTCTTGCGGTCCACTGCGTCACTTGACGCCCCGCCGCCGAGGTCTTGAGTCTCGTTATCACGAGTGCACTGACAGCCTTTTTTACCGCAGCCGCACTCGCATTCGTCGCTCTCGGAAGCCTTCAAAGACTTCACGTTGATATCGCCCGCGCCCGCTAGGCTGATCTTGCCTTCACCATCCACAATGATTCGCAGTTCGACAACTTGTGCCGCTGGAACTGGCTTCGGGGTTTGCTTGCCGTTGCCATTTGGAGCGAGCATTTCGCAACCCGTCAGAAGCAATAATACGCAGAACGCAATTCGCATGATCAGTCACCTTTCGCCGCTCGTTCTTTTACGATATCAAAACCGCCCAGCCCAGCAAGCACGCCGATGATGGTAATCACATCGCGTTGATCGAATTGATTATAATTCAGCGACAGAAAGCCTAGCATCAGGCCGCCGACAACGGCCAAGCGTAGGATCTTCCAAAATGGATGCTTAGGGTCGCTCATGTTTTGATCTCGATTGGATTGATCAAAAACGGCAGTTTCGTGACGTCGCCTGGTGTCATTTCGCTACCGTATTTCGGCAGCACGAGACCTACACTTTCCATCGCTTGGGAAAGATATTCAGAACAGAAGAAGCGATCGAATTCTAAGTCAATTCGCAGGTGCAGCAAACGCATCAACCAGCGTGAGCTATACCCGAAGGAGCGTAGAAATTGCTTCGGGCTAGCATATTCACAGCCTAAGCGGGCAACGCACCAATCGACCATGTTTTGCCGATCGACATCGCCGACGATGTTGGGGTCAAGTTTCCAGCCGACGATCTTACCCGGCCATGTCAGCCAGTGCGTGAGCGGTACTAGTCGCACGCCTTTGCCTTCAAGAGATTCGAGCACATATTCCACTCCATCGCATTCGCAGACCATGCCGACGTGCGAGAACTTCGAGCCTGACCGCCATTGTATCACCCGCGAGAAGACGCGGTTGCCGACGTAGGCGACGATGTCGATTCCTTTCGATGCTGGTTTCATGCTCGCACCTCAGGCGGCCTATCGGCGTTCATGGGGTCTTCTGCCGCAGTGCGAGCGGCGTAAAAACTATGCACGCCAATTGTCTGGACGAAGTGATCCCAGGTTAAAAGCATGCGTCCTGAGTGGCCCCAGTTTTTTCCCCAGGTATTTTCGCTAACCGCAGCCAGTTTGCCGGCTGCGTAAGTGATACCGAAACTATGAACGGCATGATTGCCGCTGCCGCGATCAACGCCCGCGATGCCTTCGCTGCTGAGCGAGTCAAACCGACTGCCGACCTGCACCGCCACACCGACCTTGAAGCCGAGGCATAGGGCAGTCCAGAACGCTCGTTGAAGCTCCTCGCCTGCTAGGTCGCGTTCGCGAATGGCGTAGCATTCCAGGACTTTGAACCGTTGAGCCTCGCGGTCGGCTTTCGCAGTGTCGTAGCGTTCTCGGTAAATGTCATCCGGCCCGCAGGTGTCGCGAAGGCAGACACCTTTTCGCTCGATAGCGAGCATCGCGTCAGCGAGCAT